TTTCTTCCGCAGGATGGGTGCTGTGGGCTCTTCGCAGTTCGGGCAGGTCTCATCGGTCTCCCGGACAGTGCCGCCGCAATACATGCATTTTTTCATTGTGATCGGTTCACTCGAGTCGCGTTCTACTTGTTGGCTCGGCTTCTGGTGAACGTCCGGTCCTTGGTCAATGGGACGCATTCGACATGGTGCCAAATCACAACAGCCCCTCGGTTGGCCTGAACGCGGCCACGGGGAGCACGCTCATGGGTTGGCCGCATGTGGTGCAGTCCCTGCAGGACATCTTCACGACGCGGTTTGGCGCGCGCGTCATGCGCGAATGGTACGGCTCGTTTGTGCCCACGCTGCTTGGGCGGCAGATCAACAGATCGGAGGTGCCGCTGTTTCTTGCGGCCTTTACCTCGGCGATCGAGCAATGGGAGCCCCGGTTCAAGGTGACAGAGATTGGGCTGAAGGACGTCACCCGGGACGGGGTTGTGCGCCTGTCGATCTCTGGCGAATACCGCCCCCGGGCCCTGCTGGGCGATCTCACCTCCGCCGGTTTGCGTAGCCTGGTGATTGACGCCGACGAGGTCGGTCTCGCGGTTGCAGACAAGGGAACGACATGAGCACCATCAGCACGATCGACCTGTCCTCTCTCCCGGCTCCGGGCATCATCGAGGAGCTGGATTTTGAGGTCATCCTGCGGGCGATGCGCGACGATCTGGTGGCGCGCTTCCCGCCGATTGCGCCGGTGATCGACCTGCAAAGCGAGCCCGCGCGCAAGCTGCTGGAGGTCTGCGCCTATCGCGAGCTCTTGCTTCGGCAACGGGTCAATGACGCGGCGCGTGCCAACCTTCTGGCCTTTGCGGGGACCACCGACCTTGATCATCTCGCCAGCTTCTACGGTGTCACCCGCCTGACGGAGGAGACCGACACGGCGCTGCGCCTGCGGGTGCAACAGCGCATCCAGGGCTGGTCCAACGCAGGAGGTGCCGCGCATTACCGGTACTGGGCCCTGACGGCGGACGAGCGGGTCTCCGATGCGGCGGTCTCCTCCCCAAGCGCGGGCATCGTGCGGATTGCCGTGCTCTCGGCGGAGGGCGACGGGGCGTCGTCCGAGGACCTGCTCACGGCGGTGCGCGCAATTGTGCTGCGCGATGACGTGCGCGTCTTGACCGACACGGTCGAGGTGGTTTCGGCCAGCATCGTGCCCGTGGATGTGGCGGCCAGGGTCTTTCTTTATCCCGACACCCCCGTTCAGGTGATCGAGCAGCTGCGCATCGACTTCCCCGCGCGCTTTGCGGCGGCGCGCGGGCTTGGCTGGGATTTGACCCGGTCCTGGATCAACGCGCAGCTCCACCCCCCAGGGGTGCAGCGGGTCGAACTGGCCTTTCCATCTGGTGATACGATCATTACCGAGGAGCAGTGCGTGGCGCTGGGATCGGTCGAGATCACGTCCGGCGGGCGGGACCGATGACCACGCAGTCGTTACTGCCACCGGGTGCCACCACCTTTGAGCGGGCGATGGAGGCCGCGACGGCGCTGGATGCCCGCGCCCCGGCGATCCGGCCCAACGCCCGGGCCAAGCTCAACGGCTTTGATCCGTTTGTGCCCTGGCTGATCTGGGAATACGGCCTGGGAGACATCCTTCCCTATCTGAGCGATCCGCAACGGGCGCTGCGGGAGGGTATTCGCTGGCAGCGCTTGCGCGGCACGCCCGAGGCCTTGCGCCTTGCCTTTTCCTGGCGTGATCTGGACGGGGTTCAGGTCTTCCAGGAGGAACCCGGGCAGCACTTCGCCGCGTTCCAGATCGACACGAATGCGGTGCCACCGCTTGAGGACATCGACGATCTGATCGCGCTCGCGCGCCTGTCTGCGCCGGCGCGATCGCGGCTGGCGCGCATCTTCCACGGCTATGACCTGCGGCGGATCAAGCTGGACGACACGCGGCTCGGGGACGGGCTGCTCAGCGATTACAGCGGCGTGCGTCACACAGACGGGCAAACACGCCTGTCCTTTGGGCGCGTGTTTCCCGCGAATGTGCCCGCGCCTGAGGTGCGGGCACATGCAGGGATCTTCGTCGACCATGTCGGGCGGGCGTTTCTGCCGGGCCGGTTTGTTCTGTCGGACAGCAGGCTCAACGATGACCGGGCGACGCCCAACCCGTTTATCTATCATTCGCACTTGTTCACGCTGGCCAATGCCGACGGCGTCCCGGACGAGCCGGCCGACTTCGAGCCTATGCGCAAGTTCCAGCGGGCACAGATGGTGCTCTCGGAAGGGATGCGCCTCGGGGACATCAATAGCCGAACACCCCCGGTGGATTGGGTATTCTACGAGGACCGCAGGCGGCTCTCCGAGGAGGCTGCGGTCTCCGGCACCCCGGCAGAGATACGACGCACCCAGCGCACGGAGATGTTCGAGCGCAGGGCCTTCGCGTCTGCGCTCGTGCCATTGCCGCACGCTACATTCAGATGGCGCGACACGGTTCGGTCCCAAGTCATCGGCGGCCGGTCACAGGTTTACCGCCTGTCAGACACAGTTCGCCAGCTCCCGCCGGTCTGGTACGCTCAGCCTTCGCGGGCGCTTGCTGCCGAGACCTACGAGGTGGCGGTGCGCGTGCGCGACGCGGTGCGTGCCGACGCGCGGGTCTCGGACGAGGATCGCTTCATTCCCGGACAGGTGCGCCGGGCTGATGCGCGAGCGGTGGGCGACGGTCTCGCTCTGACGCCCACCAATCCGTCTCGAGCACTGCTGCCTGATGTCTATGATCCGGCGGCTTATCCCATCCGGTTCAGTGAAGTGACCGGAGACACAACCTACGCCGGGCAGTTCTGGCTGCCGCTCTACCATGTGGACCAGCCTTGGTCCGAGGTGCAGGTCCTCGTCGGGGCCATGCACAAAACCGAAAATACCTAACAGGAGGCCTGAATGGCTATCATGACGCGCTCGGGGCGCGCAGCCCTGGCGGACGCAATCCGCCAGCGCCCGCTCCATCTTGCCTGGGGCACAGGCACCACCGAATGGGACAGTACCGCCCCACAGGCCACCCTGACGTTTGGCGCAAACGATGTGCTGGAGCTGCCTTACGCTTACGTCTCAGGCGTGGCGCTTGCCTCTGCGGACGGAACCACGACCTATGCGGCCGGGACAGATTACACGGTGGACAGCTCGACCGGCCGGATCACACGGATCGTCACAGGCGGTATCCCATCCGAGGCGACCGTCCGCGTGGACTACACCATCGACACACCCCCGCCGGACGTCACTCAGACTTCCCTGCTGGGTGAGCTCGGCCGCCGCGCGGTGGACGAAGTGGCGTTTGTCGTCGCGGATGACGCAGGCGCGATTGTCGCCCCCACCGGCCGCTTCACGCTGTCGGCCACACCCACCAACCACCTCTTCGTGCGGGTGCGCTTCGAGTTCGAGGATGCCCCCGATGCGGTGATCCGCGAGCAAGGCCTGTTTGTCGGCACTACCACCAATCCCGCCCTGCCGGCGGGGCTGCGGTATTTTGAGCCCGCCGCCATCACCGATCCCGGCATCCTGCTGATCGTGCAGAACACCGTCCCGATCATCCGCCAACCCTCGACCCGCGAGACTTTCGAGTTCGTGGTCACGTTCTGATCAGGAGGCCCACCCGTGGCGCTCGACCGCTATTACAATCTCTACAACTCGGCTTCCAGCTATGCAGAGCTGATGTTCCGCGCCGGCGACGGCCTGCAAAGCCGCGAGCTGAACGAAGTCCAGACCTGGCTCGCGGACCGCCTCGCCAGGATCGGCGACGCCATCTTCAAGGAAGGCGACCTGATCCGCGATGGCGACGTCTCCGTCGATCCCATCACCGGCGAGGTCAACCTCGCCTCCGGCATCGTCTACCTGCGCGGCGCGGCGCGCCCTGTTGGTGCTGCAACCTTCGTCATCCCGGTTGACCGGACGGTGGCCCTCGGCGTGCGCTTCGTCGAGACCATTGTCACCGAGCTCGAGGACCCAGCCCTGCGCGATCCGGCCGTGGGCACCCGCAACTATCAGGAGCCCGGGGCCGCACGTCGCAAGGAGCAGATCCTCTGGGGCTGGGACAGCGGCAATCAGAACGACGGCGGCACCGGAGCCTTCCATGCAATCTATACCGTCACCAATGGCACACTCGACAGCAGGATCCAGCCCCCCGAGCTCGACGCGGTGCTGCAAACCGTGGCGCGCTATGACCGCGAGGCCAATGGCTCCTATGTCGCCACTGGCCTGGAGCTCACCTATCTGACCCGCGACGATGCGGCGGCGGAATATGTCTTCTCGCTGGCCGAAGGTGTCGGCAATGTCGGTGGGCTCAAGGTCGAGCGCCCGCAATCCACCCGTCTCCGCTGGACCGTCGATCCGGACCTGCGGGCGGTGAATGCCGAGCCGCATGGCTTTGCCGATGGCGGCACCGGCACCGCGGTGATCCCGGTCAATCTCGCCCCCATCGCCGAGGTCACGGACGTCACGATCACGCGCGAGACCCCCGAGACCGTCACCCATGGCGCCTTCACCGGAGCATCGGACCCGCTTGCGAACAGCACGGTGGTTGCGGTCCTCAGCGTGTCGCAAGGCGGCACCGCCTATACGCAAGGGGTGGATTACGTGGTCTCGGCTGGGCGCATCGACTGGTCCCCGGGCGGCGCGGAACCTGCGCCGGGCTCCAGCTATTCGGTCACCTATCGCTATATCGACAGCATCGCCCCGGACGCTGTGACGGATGAGGCCGTGACCGTCTCGGGTGCCGTGACCGGCACCACGGTGTTCATCGACTACGCCTACAAGCTGCCGCGCATCGATGCGCTGGTGATGAGCGCGGGTGGTCAGCTGTCGCGGGTGCGCGGCGTGTCGCAGACCCTCAACCCGCAGCCCCCGCAGCTGCCGGGCAGCGTGCTGCCTCTGGCGGAGGTGGCGCTGGATTGGTTTGCCGACCGGGTGCCGCTGGTGCGCAATACCGCAACCCGGGCCGTGCCCTTTGCGGACCTTGCGGCGATGCAACGCCAGATCAGCAGCCTGTTCCAGCTCGTCGCCATCGAACGGCTGCGCAATGACGCCAACATCACCGATCCCACCTCCAAGCTCGGGGTGTTTGTCGACCCGTTCCTCGATGACGACCTGCGCGACCAGGGTATCCCGCAGAGCGCGGCGGTGCTGTGGGGCGAGCTGACCCTGCCGATCACGGCAGCGGTTCAGGAACCGCCAGAGGGCGCTTCGGCGACGTGGACGCTTGCTTATGAGCTGACACCGGTGCTCGAGCAGCTGGCCAGCACGCGGGCGATGAAGATCAACCCCTACATGAACTTCGAGCCGGTGCCGGCGGCGGTCACCCTGGTGCCGTCGGTGGACAACTGGACCAGTGTCGAGACGCAATGGACCTCCGCCATCACCCGGGCCTTCACTTCGGGGTCGGGGCGCTTGTCCAGCACGTCGGTCTCCACCAGCACCGAGCTTGTGTCCTCCACCTCGCGCGCCGCGTTGGACATTCGGCAGCGGTCGGTTGGGTTCACGCTGCGGGGCATGGACCCGAGCGAGGCGCTGCTGCGGGTGGAATTCGACGGGCTCGACGTGACGCCAGACCCTGCACCGGTGGCAGACGCGGCGGGGGTGCTGTCCTCGTCGTTCCAAATCCCTTCCGGCGTGCCCACCGGGTCCAAGAGCGTGACCTTTCTGGGCGAGGCCGGATCGTTCGGCGAAAGCACGTATACCGCCAACGGCACGA